CCCGTGGGCCCCCACAGAAACCCCGGGTACCCCTTTTTCCAGCAGTACCGTATGGGACCCATAAATGGTAGTACTATAATACGGATATCTAGCTAAATCAATGGGTTACACGACCAACCACCTGTCTGCGGAAGCAGGAGGACCACGATGTCCCCCAATACCCCCTATGTACCTAAGGAACCCTAGGGACCCAACGGTCCCAAGGGAACTAACCTTAGTAGCTAATTACCTACACCTAGAACACCTCTGTAGGGACCCAAGGGACCCTAGGTATACATAGGTACCCATTCAGGGGAACAGTAGATTGTCGATAGATTGCAAACAACAGTAATTACCAATCTATAATCTTCTGTTCCTGTGTCCCCCCTAAGGGACCCTCAGGGTTTGCTGCTGTCGCAGCTATTTGCCATCCCCACTGTAAAACCGAAGGCCCCCCGATGGGCCCTATGTACCCAATGGTACCTATGTGTCCTAAAGGAATACTTCGTTGCCTCTTGAGACCGCGACCTACATTTCTGATCTAGTCGTCACCAATCCAGCTAACAGCGATGGCTTGAACCAAGCTGACGACCACATGCGCCTGATCAAGGCTGCTGTGAAAGCTACCTTCCCGGCTGTTATCAGCCCAGCGACCCGGGGCCCGCTCACCGGGAGCCTGCACGGCTTTCTGGCTGATGCCGGTAGCGCCGCAGCGCCTGCGTACAGCTTCTCAGGCGGCCTGACGATGGGCTTCTACGCCATCAACTTTTCTACCTCCGTCATAGGCGTGAGTGGCACCCTTCGCGGCAACGGACTTGTCAACCCGGGGGCCATCATGGACTTCGGGTTCGCATCGCCGCCCACCGGCTGGTTCGCGTGTGACGGCTCCGCAGTTTCCCGCACGGCCTACGCTGACCTCTTCGCGGCCATTGGCATCACTTGGGGCGCTGGAGACGGCAGCACCACGTTCAACCTGCCGAACCTCATCAACCGATATCGGCGGCACCGTGACGGCGGGACGCTCGCAGGAGCCGTAGGCAATCTGCAGGGCCCCACGAACCTTACGCATACCCACGGTGTCGTGGGCTCCACGGGCACTCAAGACACGGACCATACGCACACGTTCTCGGGCAACACCGGGGCAATGAGTGCCAACGCTTCCCACACGCACGGGGTTTCCGCAGGCGTCAAAGGCGGTGTCACCAACAGTGGCCTTCAGGGCGGCGGTACCTTTGTTGGCCCGACCAACGGTGGCGGTGCAACGGGTGACATCACCATCAACTCGACCAACACCGACCACACGCACGCCTTCAGCGGCACGACGAGCGGCATGTCCGGTTCGCATGCGCACGCCATCAGCATCACGTCTATCGCCTCTGGCGATGCCAATGAGTCCCGTCCGTACTCTGCGACCGTGTTAACCTGCATCAAGTATTGAGATTTTCATGAACATCAACGTCGATTACGAGAGCACGCTCAAGCGCCGCGCTATCATTGCGCTGGCCATCGTGCCGTTCACTTTCGTCGTGGCATGGGGTGGCGCACGGTTAGCCGTTCAACGCATGTGGCGTGACGCCGCGCTCCACTGGAAACCCCGCCCGACCACCTAATCCCCCCATAAGAGACCCAATGCCTATAGTCCGTCTTCGAAACCTTGGAGCCCAAGGTATCATCACGGACCAAGACCCCTACGCTCTCCCTGTAGGCACTTGGTCCAGCGGGGTGAACGTCAGGTTCAGAAACAACAAGATCACCCCCGCCCCCGTCTTCCGCACTGTTAAGACCCCGCTAGCTGAGGCCAATCCCCGGTACTCGTTCACTGCGGGCATCGGCGCTACCAACAACGAAATGTTCATCGGCTATCTGTCCGGTAACGTCTACTACTACCACAACGGCGTTGAGACGCTCTACAGCCCCCCGGGCTACGTCACGTCCAACACTGAGATCAACTGGACCAGCTACACCATCGGCAACGTGGTCTACTTGAACCGTGCTGACCGGCCGCCGTGGTACCTACTGCCCACAGGCTCCCAATTCCTCGACCTCAGTGCCACTGGCGCTGCCCCGAACAAATGGGACGCCACTTGGAAGGCCAAGGTTATTGCCCAGTGTGGCGGCGCGCTAGTCGCTCTCAACGTGACTAAGGGGGCCTCGTCGTACCCGACGATGGTCAAGACCTCCTCCCCGGTCTCTTCGGACAGCATCCCGGCCTCGTGGGACCAGACTGTCCCGTCTACGCTAGCTACCGAGAACATCCTGCAGTCTATGGACGGTCAGATCATGGACGCCTGCCAGCTCGGGCAGGACCTGATCATCTACGGCCAGCGTGAAGCATGGCGAATGCACGCGGACGGCTCCACCTTTGTGTATAGCTACACCAAGCTCAGCTACGCCAAGGGCTCGATCAACTCCAATTGCGCAATCGAGCTGGACGGCAAGAACTACGTGTTCGGCATTGACGACATTTGGATGCACGATGGCATCTCGGAACAGAGCCTGTGTGACACAACTGTCCGTGACTACATCTTTGGCTCGCTAAACCAAGCACAGGCCAACAGGTGCTGGGTCCAGTACAATCCACGGCTCAACGAGCTGTATTTCGGCTATGTGTCCGGCGATCCGCTGGTTAACTTCCAAGGCGTCACCGGCTGTAACCGCCAAGCGGTCTACAACATGACCACGGAGACGTGGACGTTTGACGACCTCCCGTCCATCTTCAACACCGACAACGGCCCTGTCTCCAACATTCTGACCTACGCCACTGTCACCACGACCTACGACAGCATGGGCGGTACGTATCAGGATCAGGAAGACGGCGGTAAGCGTATCGTTGTGTGCGTTGGCGATGCTAGCGCCGCCTATGGCACCACGGCCTCCCTGTATGCCTATGACCTTGAGGGCCCCGGCTCTGTCGCTCCGTACCCTGTGGCCGTCAATGCCACAGCCCCTGTGAAGTTCGAGCGTGTCGGCCTAGACCTCGATGAGCTGGACCAAGACCTACGGAACTACAAGCTGCTCAGCAGCCTGTACCCGCAGGCCCGTGTGGACACGGCAGGCGGCGAGTACCTACAGGTGTCTGTGGGTGCCTCGGATAACCCCAACGACCTCAACCCGGTCTGGGGACCGTATCAGCCCTATGACGGCGTGACGAAGTACAAGCTCGACACGAACGTGGCGGGCCGCTGGCTAGCTATCCGTGTCCTCTGGGAAGACTGGCACAGCTTCACGCTGACCGGCTTCGACCTCGACATCAAAACCACAGGACAACGGTAACATGCCCGGCACACCAGCTAAACTGGTCACCTACGTCCCCCGGCCCTTACCGACGCTGGGGAACAACGAACAGCTCTACCTTCAACAGGAACTGGCGGCCATCTCCAACGCCATCACCGTGTTGACGGCGGCCATTAGAGCCGTAGAGGCCCGCCTTGTCTCTGGCGGACTTTGAGCACGTAGCTCTCCATAAGGCGTTCGAAACCGACTACGCTCTGTTCGAGCTAGAAGAGTTGCGGAGACCCTGCGACGGTGCAGTTATGCTCCTCGTCCATGCACGCTTGGCGCGGTGGTCTCCGCGCATCTTCAAGGAATGCCTCCACCATTGGCAGCTATTCCGCACTGTCGTGACTAACGACTTATTCGCTTCCCCACAGGTCCATGACCCCAAGTGGGAGAAATTCATTACAGCTTTCGGCTTCCAACCGCTCATTGCAGCGGCCCCGTGTAACGACGGGGAGATGAGGCCCATTTGGATAAATTATGGGAAGCAGTTCCACCCAACAGCAACAGTCCTCCACGACCCCGTGGGGCCCGCAGGCAGCAGCGCTGCAGACGGGCTTCAATGCGGCCGGTAATGCCCTAACGCAGTCTCAGTCTGCGGCGGGCCACGGCGCTCCGACCAACTACACGGCCCAGTTCGACCCGGCTCTTATCGGCCAGTTCAACAACATGCTTGGTTATGCCAACAACACCAACACTGGTGCTCTGAACCGAGCAGGCAACAACGCGGCCACGAGCGGCTCCAACGCCTCCTCGGCGGCCCTTAGCCAGCTCCTTGGCTATAATCCCTCCGCCCAAAACAACCCCTCCTCCCTGATCGACCAAGCTAACCAGTACGTAGCGGGCCAGAACATCCCGGGACAGGTCAAAGCGGCCATGCAGGGCGCGACCGAGACTGCCCGTGACGTGACGATGCCCGGTATCGCGCAGAACGCGGCCGTGGGCGGCAACTCGGATAGCTCCCGTCGCGGTATCGCTGAGGGCCTCGTGCAGCGCGGTCTCGCTGAGCAGTCTGCCAACATGCAGAACTCGATGCAGGGTCAAGCCTTCGGGCAGGGCCTCTCGCTTGCCAGCTCGAACGCCAACGCCAACAATCAGGCATCGCTCCAAGCGGCTGTCCAAGCGGCCAACGCGGGCAACTCGTCCCTCTATGCTGGTACAGGCGCTGTCAACGGCGCTATCAACGGTATGGGCGCGCTGTTCGGAATGGGCTCCAACGCCGGTCAGGGCCTCACGGCTGCCAATCAGGCGAACCTCACCAACCAGAACCAGCAGTATCAGGCGGGCGTCAACAACCCCTACGGGCCCCTCGCGCCATACATGCGGCTCATCGGCTCGCAGCTCTACGGCAGCAACACCAACGGCACCAACACCACGCAGAACGACCCCGGCTTGGCAGGCATCCTTGGCGGGGCGCTTGGCGGCGCTGGCTCGCTGGCATCCGGCCTCGGTAGTCTCGGTTGGGCTCCGTTCGCTGTATGATAGCTTTAGACACAGGCGTTTGCGTGCCTGAGAGCGGAGCTACACTACAGCTACAGCAGTCACAGCTAATTTCCGGCACCAGAGACGTACAGATGTTCCCCCTCGGCACACCTGAGCTTCCTCTGCCTGCCGGAATACTGCGGCTACCGCTTGCGCGCGGTGTATTCCATTTCAGGCCCCAGAAAATTGCACCTGCTACCATTTCTGCGCTCAGCACACAGGGCCGTGAGAACGAGTTTCTCAACCTAGGCCCCTACTGCAAACACGACATTATGCTCCGCGCCGCACAGGGCGAGGAGGTTCAGTGCATCACCGAATACACCGAAGACGGTGTGGAGGTGCGCGCAGCTATCGGTACGCCCTCGACGGCTGACGAGCAGCTAAAGTATTTCAATTCGACCAAACACAGTCCAGACAGCCAAATCGTCATCGGAGGCTTCCCCGAACGGGTAACGGCACTGTTTCCCGACTTGTAGGACCAACAATGGACCCCACTGACCTAATCAACTACCAAAACGCCATCAAGAGCATCGAAAGCTCTGGTGGCAACTACGGGCTCACAGGGCCTAATGTTCGGCGCAAAGACGGGCGCATTGACAATGCCTACGGTGCCTATCAGGTCATGGGTGACAACATCCCCTCTTGGACCCAGAAGCACTACGGTCAATCACTGACCCCCCAGCAGTTCCTGCAAAACCAGCAGGCCCAAGACGCCGTTTTCAATGGCGAGTTCGGCAGCTACGTGCAGAAGCACGGCAACCCGCAGGACGCTGCGTCCATGTGGTTCTCCGGTCGCCCTCTGGCGCAGGCGGGCAACTCAAGCGACGGCTACAACACCGTCCCGCAGTACATCCAGAAGTTCAACAAAGCTCTTGGGCAGGGCGGCGGCGATGCTCTCTCTGCCATCCAGAACGCGGCCCCCTCCGCTGGCGGCGATATGCCCCCGGGTGCCCTCGGCTTCGCGGCTGCGGGCCAAGGCGCACTGTCGCAGCAGGCTCCTCAACAGGCGGCCCCGGACTCCGGTGTCCTGTTCAAAGGCGAGCCGCCCAACAAGCTGCACACCATCGGCTCCACGCTGGCTAACGTCGGCGCAGCTATAGCTGGCATCAGCAACCCGGCGCAGGCCAACAGCCTCCGAGGGATCGCCCAAGGCATCGCAGAGCACGCCCACGGTAAGTTTCAGTACCAGATGGGCCCCAACGGGCAGCTCCTCCGCATCAACAAAGAAACGAACGCGGTTGACAGCATCGCCATCCCCGATGCCCAGAAGGCCGAGTTCAAGCCCATCATGGGCAAGGACGAGAACGGCAACCCGACGCTACTCGGCGGGTACAACTCGACTACCAACGAGTACAAGCCTATCGGCGGCGGCAACGCAGCCCCGGGCCCGACGTTCGGCGGCGATCCCACCCTCACAGGTCAGGAGCGCTACGACAGCCTCACATCTGACGAAAAGAAACAGATGGACGCTTGGAAGGCCGGAACCGGCATCCAGCCGTCCCAATATTCCATGCGTCAGCCGAAGGTGGCTAAGATGGTCGAGGCGGCTAACGCTATCGGCATCGACATGACTAAGTACGGTGAACGCCAAGCGTTCCTGAAAGGCATGGCCTCTAAGAACCCGACTACTGCGGGCGGCCAGTTCATTTCGGCCCCAACCGTCATGGATCACTTGGAGAACGTAGCTAACGATTACCTGAGCCTCGGCAACAGCAGCGGCGGCGGGTACTCGACTGGCGCTACCATCGCCAATGCGTATAAGGATGCGCGCGGAGGAGTTCCGAGGGAAGCCCTGCAGACCAGCGCAGACCGCAACACCGACACCGCATCTAAGGAAATCGTGTCGTTCCTCACCAGAGGACACGGCGGCGTATCGGAGCGGCAAGACACGCACACCAAACTCTATATGCCCCGCTCTGCCCCTGAAGTGCAGGCGGCTGCCCTTGAAGCGTACCGCAAGCAGGTCGCTGACCGCTTCTATGAGCTGGTTGACGGCGCAAAGGGCTCAGTTGGTGAAGACCACCCGGAGCTGGCGAAAGCCGAAGCGGCCTTCAAGGCGAAGGACGCATCGCTTCAGCAGAAGATTATGCAGCTAAAGGGCGGCGGCAAAGCCCCAACAGCCCCAACAGCCCCCGCTGCAACAGCAGCTCCCCCGATCCCCAGTGGTTGGAAAGTCTACTAACTAGGAAACACATGCCTACCTTTAAATTTGAAAGCCCGGAGGGCAAGACCTACTCGGTTGACGGCCCCGAAGGCGCAACAAAAGAGCAGGCATTCCAAATCCTACAGCAGCAGCTCGGGGGTGCCAAACCAGCGGCTCCCCCAGAGACCCTAGCGTCCGATACCCTCAAGAGCGTCGGCTCAGGCCTCGAACACGGCACCGCTACGGCCCTCGGCTTCCCCGGTGACATTAGGGACCTAGCTAAATCAGTAGCCCCTCAGGGCCTTATTGACGTTGTGAAGCATACCGGCATCGGGAAACTTCTCAAGCAGATGCCCACCTCTCAGGACGTGCTTAACAGTGCCAGCGACCCGATGGTGGACCCGAACTACGAGCCCCAGTACGCGGGTAACCGCTACACGCAGGCCATAGCTAAGAACGCGGGCCCCGGTCTAGCTACCGGCATGGGCGTCGGCAGCACCCTGCTGTCCGCTATCGCGGGCCAAGGTGCATACGACCTCACCGGCAGCCACCTTGCGGAAGCAGCCGCTTCTCTCGGTGGCGCAATCGGCCCGCAGGTGGCTATGGCCCTAAAGGCCCGAAAGGCCCTGCAGCCCCTCAAGGACGCTGCGGCCGTAAAGGCTGAGGCTAACGCGGGTTACGCAGACCCGCTACTAAAGAACACCACTGTAACCCCGCAGGCGACTACGGGCGTAGCTGCAGATATGCAGTCGGCGCTGGATAACGCAGGCTCACGCTTCGCGCCCACGCAGGCCCCTAAGATCACAGGCGCTATTGAGAACCTCGGTAACCCGCTCCCCAAGACCGGCATCGGTCCAGCGGCCCCCGTGAGCATCGAAGACCTCCATGTCCTCCGCAAGCAGTTGGGCAAAGAGGGGCGTGTTACGCAGGACTTCAAGCCCACCGAACAGGCCGTGGCTGCGGGCACAGCTAAGAAAGTGCTCGACGACTACCTGAACAACATCCCGTCCAAAGACGTAGTTGGTGGTAACCCCATTGACGCCGTGCAGACGCTCCGAACGGCTAACGCCAACTGGGGTGCCGCCTCGAACGCCAATGAGGTTGGGAGGCTGATCAATAACGCTATTATCAGCAACAGCACTGTGGGCTCCGCTAAGAACCTAGGTAACAAGCTACGACAGGGCTTCGCCCCCCTGCTCAAGAACGATGCGCAGAAGCTCGGCGGCCAAGGTGATGACATTGTTGACATGGTTCGTGGTGTTACCGGTGGTGACACATCTACCAACCTACTCCGCGAGGCCAGCAACAGGCTCGGCGGAGGCGGTGGTATTGCTGGGACCATGATCGGACACGGCATTGCGAATATGGCTGGCGGGGCCGCGCTGGGGCCAGCGGGCCAAGGGGTAGCGTCCGTTCTAGCCTCGATCCCCGGATCGTTGCTGCGGGCGGCTGCCAACCGGCGCACCCTCAAGGCGGCGCAGGGCGTGCAGGACGCGATCATCGCTAAGGCACCAGCTAACGCACACATCGTTGCTGGAAACCGCTTAGCCAAGGCGGCCAACAAGGCAGCCATTGAGCGCGCTATCACCAAAGGCGGTCTCCCCGCTGCGGCCCTGCTGCTATCGAGGCTCAACGGTGGCTAATGAACAAAATCTCAGGCCGTTCACCAAAGAGCGTTGGGCGACACCTGAGTATCGTGAACGAATGAAAGAGCGGGACGCCAATCTCAAGAAGATGCGCAAGGAAGACCCTTGGCGCGTGAAGTCTTGGGGCGTCCCTCTCGGCATAGGGGGCAAGAAGGCCGCCATCCCGCTTTGGCGGGCCGCGCATAAACTTGCCGACAAATATTTGGATTACATGAAAAAGACAGACCAAGCACCATCCAACATGGACGTGAAGGTTATCGAACGCCCGAACATAATCCCACACACCGAAATGGTCGTGCCGGATAGCGAAGAAGAGATGGCGGTAATCGCCCTACGCGAACTCTTCCTGTTAGCGGTGGGCCCGACCGCAATCCCCGAAAAGATCAAAGCGGCCAATGCCGTGCTCGCCTACACCAAGACGAAGCCGGAAGCCGTATCGCGGCTTAAGGTGGAGAAGGCTGAGGACTTCCTCGACCTGATCGCTGAGGTCAGGACCACAGAAGATGACACCTAAGCAACTTGAGACGCGCAAGCGCCTCCGCGACGACTTCGCTTTCTACTGTGAGAACTGCGTCAAGATCAGAACCAAAGACGGCACCATCGCGCCGCTGATCCTGAACCCCGTGCAAGAGCGCTTCGTTGAGCGCATCGCAGATCAGATGCTGCGCACGGGCAAGGTCCGCATGGTGGTCGTCAAGGCCCGACAGCAGGGCCTGAGCACCGTTATCAGCGCGTGGCAATACTGGTGGCTTAGCCAGCGAAAGGCCCAGAAGGGTCTCGTGATGGCCCACGTAGCCGAGAGCACCACGACGCTCTTCGACATGTACCACCGCATTCACTCCAACGTCCCCAAG